TCCTGTCATATTGGGTTTCCATATAGCAGGAAGAGAACGTGACAATTATGGTGTTTCTCAAACTGTTACATACAGTATGTACGAGCAAATGTGCTCGGACTTAGAGAAATGTTATGGAGTCACATTATCTTCCAAAGCTGGGAAAATTCCTGCTACACAATATGGTAAGCCTCTTATTGTATCAACAGAAGTACATCCGCTGTGCAAACTTGCTACAGCTGATGAAAACACTTGTGTTGACATATTAGGTGCTACAGCGTTGAGATCAACGCAGAAAAGCCGTGTTGTGCAAAGTGAATTGTCCCCACATGTTGCAGAGATAACAGGTGTGCAAAACAAATGGGGGCCACCCAAAATGACCCCTAATTGGGCAGCATACAATAAAACTTTGGAACATGTGGTGAATCCAGCAGATCCTTTTGACCCTGATCTAGTCGTAATGGCTATGAAAGATTGGGTTGGACCTGTTAAGGAATCACTGCAAGAATGGATCAAAACAGAAGAAGTTCGACCATTGACATTGGAAGAAAGCATTCTTGGCATAGACGGAAAACGTTTTATTGATGCCATTCCGATGAACACAAGCATGGGATTTCCTATTTTCCAAGCCAAACATAAATGGTTTGACGAAAAGCGGGAGGATGGAGTTCTGGTTTCCAGGACTCCACACCCTTCTGTTTTGGAAGAAATGGAAAGACAAAAGCAGTGTTGGTTGGAAGGAACGCGAGCCTACCCAGTCACAGCAGCTACTTTAAAGGATGAACCCACACCTCTCGATTCTGAGAAAGTGCGAGTTTTCCAAGGTGGAAGTGTTGCTTTTGGAATTTGGTTGAGGATTTATTTTTTGCCAATTTTGCGTTTCATGCATCACAATCCGACTTTGACAGAGTCAGCAGTTGGTGTTAATGCAATGGGACCTGAATGGCAAACATTGATGGAACATGCTGAAAAATATGCAACAGATGGAAAGATGATTGCATGGGATTACAGCAAGTATGACGTCAGAATGAATTCTCAAATGACACGTTCCGTGATGTACTTATTCATCGAACTTGCCAAAAGTGTACCTGGTTATACCAGTGAAGATATTACACTTATGGAAATGATGGTCATTGATTTGACTCATCCTTTGATCGATTGGAATGGTGTTATGTTCATGGCATTTAATATGAACACATCAGGAAACAATTTGACGGTGGACATTAATGGAACAGCAGGAAGTTTGTATGTACGTATAGCATTCTTCAATTTGTTCCGAGATGTCCCAATCGGGGATTTTCGAAAGTGTGTGAGTGCATTAACTTATGGTGACGACTTTATAGGAAGTGTTGTGCAGAAATACAGAGATTTCAATTTTGAATATTTCAAGGCATTTCTTGCAGAACATAAAATGAAGGTCACACTACCAAGTAAAGATAACTCAAGTTCTGAATTTCTGGATAAAGAAGATGTTGATTTCTTAAAGAGGAAATCTAACTATATTCCAGAGATTGGACAAACTATCGGAAAATTGGACGAAAATTCAATCTTCAAATCATTGCACAGCAATGTCAAGTCAAAGAATTGTTCAACAGCAGAATTGCAGCGCTCAGTGCTACAAGGTGCTATGCACGAATGGTTCGCACATGGCAGAGAAGTCTATGATATGCGATTGAAACAGATGGAGGAAGTGTGTAAGCGGGTGGATTTACCTGCTCACGACATTTTGATTCCATTTGAATCTCGTGTTGAACACTGGATTGAGAAGTACCGGTGTTAAATGCGTCCCGTCAGGGATGACGTTAAACATCCAGGCTTGGCTTGTGGCCTTTTCACAATCCAGTCAGCGATGACTATAAACATTTGGCGTCTCTCGAATGCCGTTTCGTTAAATCGAGGACTTTCACACTGATTTACCGCACGACTTGTTGCACCTCAAGGTAACAAGTCATGAAGGAATGTGTGAATTTTAGATGTTAACAGTATTTACTGTTGGCTTAGTCAGCCAAACCATTGAGCTCTGGCGTTGTGTTTGATGCAAAACCAACGTTATAAACAAAGCGCATCACTACTTTTAATGAAATTTTAAATAACAACAAAAGTGTTGTGGCGGACAACTCAAAACCGTCAGTCCTGGATAGGACGATCAATATTATTTGCAACCTCATTATGCTCTTGATAGGAGCACGATTCGTGGATAGAGCTTTCAAACCACAATCTGAGGAAGTAGAAAATGTTGATTTTGAATCAACCACTCAAGATAACCACGAACATGTGGGGACCACGATGGTAGATTCATTTGAGCAGATTCTGGAAACAGATGTTGAAAATGCAGATTTCTTTAGGCGTCCAATAAAGATTGCCGAATATGAATGGTCAACATCAGTAACCCTGGGAGCACGATTTAATCCCTGGGCACTGTTTTACAGAAACAAAAGAGTAGCAAACAGAATTGCTAATTTCAATCTCTTGCGAAGTAAGCTATGTGTAAAGTTCGTGATCAATGGTACACCATTTCATTATGGTAGAATGTTGGTTTCATACAATCCTTTACATGTAGTAGACGATCTCACAGTCACGAGAAGTTTGTTGACTGTAGATGCTGTTGCTGCAAC